CAATTCGCCTCAGACCATGAACGTCTTCTACATGTCCCAGGCATGGGTGCAGGACCAGGACGATCCAACGCTGTACAAGAACCGCATCACCAAGAACGGTGACAAGGCACTCCTCGATCCCACACTGATCACGCTGTACACCCGCGTGAAGTGGCTCGAGATGAAGGGTCTGGACACGGCCGCAGCAATGCGCGACTTCCAGATCACATTTGAGAACCGCAAGGGAATGGAGAAGGGCGCCCCTGTGCTGAGCATGGCTAAGGACTTCCGCTTCCCATACATTCAGCCGCTGGTCAACACGCCCGACACTGGTTATGGAGGTTGATCATGCCGCTGTTGCCGCTTCAATCTACGCGGGTCCCTAGACGGTCCTACGCCGCTCAGACAGCGCAAGTGCAAGTGATACCCGCCCCCACAGGCGGGTTGAACTATCGCGACCCCATCGCGGCCATGTCGCCTGCGGATGCGCTCGCGTTGACCAACTTCATCCCACGCCAGCAAGGCGTGGAGCTGCGCAAAGGGTATGCAAATTACGCGGACCCTGTCGGCGGTAGCGCTGTTGATTCCATCTTCAGCTACAAGGCGCCCGTCTCCGCGGACGATCGCATTTTCACCGCCGTTAACGGCAACATTTATGACGTGACTGATGGTGGCACGCCTGTGCTGGCGGTCACCGGCACTGGCAGCGATGCTGACGAGTGGTGGACCACTCAGTTCTCGACGCCTGCCGACACCTTCCTTCTGGCCGTCTCGCCTGGTGCTGGGTACTGGACTTACAGCACCGGCACAGGCTGGGTCGATCGCACCGCGACGACAACCGGCCTGCCCACCAACGTGCGCACCGTGGCCGTGTGGAAGCAGCGTGTTTGGTTTACCGCGGAAGGCGATTCCAACGTCTACTACCTGGACGCGGTCGATGTCGTCACGGGCGCCTGCACATCGTTTGCCATGGGTTCGACCCTGCGCAACGGCGGCTATTGCTCCGCGCTGATCAACTGGACGATGGATGCCGGCTTCTCGATCGATGACTACCTGATCGTCGTCGGCACTGAGGGCGACATCGGCGTCTGGCAGGGCACTGACCCTACCAGCCCCGAAACCTTCAGCCTGAAGGGCGTTTGGTACGTCGGCCCCGTGCCACGTCATGGCACATTCTTCACGCCCTTTGGCGGCGACGTGATGATCGTTTCCGAGCTGGGCCTGGTGCCTATGTCAAAGCTGGTCAATGGCCAGTACACGCAAGACCAGCAGATCGGACCCGCGTCTAAGATTCAGTCAGTCTTTGCGCCTTTGGTGCGCAGGCTGATTGATGGCCTTTATTTCGACGTGTTTGTCGTGCCCTCTTCCGAGGTGCTGGTAATCAAGTTGCCACCTGACGGTGGAACGTATCGGCAGTTCGCGATGAACGTCACTACGGGCGCCTGGTGCCAGTTCGTGGGTATTCCCATGCTAAGCGCGGCCGTGATTGGCGGCCAGCTCTACTTTGGCACCGAGGACGGCTACACCTGCAAAGGCTTGTTTGGCGACAAGGACGGCGCGGACGCCATCGGGGATGGCGGCAACTATGTTGAGGGAGACGTGCAAACGTCTTTCCAGGCGTTTAACACACCTGCGCAGCTCAAGAAGTTTGGCATGGTGCGTCCGACATTTATTTCGACCGCAGCGCCCGCGATCAAGCTACAGATCAACACGCAGTTCCAGCTCAGCGCTGTAGGCGGTTCTCCGTTCTTCACCAGAGATGATGGTGGCGTGTGGGATGAAGGCATCTGGAACACATCGACGTGGGTGGGAACAAATACATACCAGGCGTGGGCCGGCACGACTGGCCTCGGATATTACGGCTCGCTGCGCATGAAGGTGCGCGGCCTGCCTGCAACTGTCTTCACTTCATGCAATGTGATGACTGAAATTGGTGGAGTGATGTGATGGTTAGAAAATACGAACTACCCGATGAAACGATGCAGCTGATCGCTGCAGGTCCTGATCTGACCAGCGATCGCCGCTATTTGCAACAACGCGACAACCTTAACTCGCGCCAGCCTGGTAGCGAATTGATCAAGGCACTTCGCGCTTCAGGCACTAGCAATCCAGGACTCACGCTATACGACAACTATGCAAGGCCTGATGAGGTCAGCGCTCGCACTGTTCGTCGCAACATGTTCAACCCCGGCAGACTCACAATGTCGCGCACTAATCGTGACGTGATCTTGCCTGGTGCTGAGACAACACCAACAAGGCCACCCAGAGTGGTGGAGCCGCAAGTGTTGGGACCCTTAATTGAGGATGATGAAGACGATGACGAAATCATCGACGACGACATTATTGACGACGACATCATTGATGAAATCGTCGGTACGAAAATCATTGAAGACGAGTTGAGCACTCCAATCGTGGACGTTGGCACTGAAATTCTTGATGACGGCACGGGCGGCACAAGTAACACAGACGGTACGGGCAACACAGACGGCACAGGCGACGGTGGGACCGGTGGCGGTGGCACAGGAGGCGGCGACGGCGGTACTGGTGGCGGTGGAACCGGAGACGGTGGTGGCACGGGTACGGCTGGAACCGGCACCGTAGGAACCGCAACGACTGGCACGACTGGCACCAGCTCGACTGGTACTGGTGACTCTTTGCGCGACGCAATTACTGCCGCGGTAGGTGGCTCTGGCGCATCGATCGACAGCTCATCAGCTGGACTTGACATGAGTTCGGCGTCAAACCTGGCTGGTTCAACTTTGAGCGCATCGGAAATCGAGTCACTGACCAGGCCAAAGGTTCCCAATGTCACGCTTGAGGTTGGCAATGGGCTGACGCTAGATGACAGCGGCAGCACCTCGATGACTTTTGATTATCCGGAACTGCTGTCTGCTGACGAGCTAGCAGCGTATGACGCTTGGCTGACCAATCAAAAAAGTTTTGGCGGGTATCCAGGCGGAATACCTGGTTACCAAGGCTATCAACAATACGGAACAAACGACGCCGGCAAGGCAATTTTTGACGAAACTTTGGGGATTTTGGAGTTTTAAAGAATGCAGCTCACTACTGACAAACCAGGCGAGCGCCCTGTCATCTGGGAGTGGCTGCACCGGAAAGTGAATTTGCCCTGGTCGTCGGACCTGAAGACGATTGGGGCCATGCGAGATGATGGGACAATCGCAACAGCGGTTGCGTACAACGCGTGGACAGAGGGCGGGTGCTGGATGCACGTCGCGTTTGACTCTGAGCATGCGTTGACCAGGAAGTTTTGGCGTGCGGCGTTTGAGTACCCGTTCGTGACTTGCGGCAAAGACGCAATTTACGGCCTCACACCAAAGCATCTTGAAGATGCATTGAAGATGAACGACAGGCTAGGGTTTCGACGCATCGCGGAAACTGTGGACTGTGTGATGTTTGAAATGCGGCGCGAAGAGTGCCGGTGGTTAAAGGAGAAGGAACATGGGCGGCAAAGCTAGCGCACCGGCAGCACCGGACTACATCGGCGCAACACAACTGCAAGGTCAGCTCTCGAAAGAGAACCTGAACATGCAGAACTACGCCAACAGGCCAACGATCAACACGCCATGGGGATCGCAAACCTGGGGCACTCAGACTGTCACAGATCCCTCGACAGGTCAGGATGTCACCCAGTGGACGCAGAACACCACGCTTGCGCCTGCGCTTCAGGAAGCGCTGAACGCGCAGACGGGACTACAGGCTGATCGCAGCAGACTGGCCGGCGACTTCATGGATCGCGTGGCCACTGAGTACAGCACGCCATTCGACTATTCAAAGCTGCCACAGCTGACCTCTGCAAATGCGCCTGGCAGCTTGCAGACGCAAATGGGGGACTACTCCAAGAACCTGGCGTCGTCATTCAACTTTGGCGCGCCGCTGCCTCAGTTTGATTCAAGCTACCGCGACACGGTGGCCAACCAGCTCATGCAGAAGATGCAGCCGGTGCATGACTACCAGCAGCGCCAGCTCGAGACAAAGCTGTCGAACATGGGCTTCCGCGCAGGCACTGAAGGGTACGACCGCGAGCTCAACAACATGGCACAGCGCCAGGCGGCCGAGCGTTACAACGCGCTGAACACGGCCGGTGACGAGGCACAGCGCCTGTACAACATGCAGATGGGCACGGCTCAGCAGGGCTACAACCAGAACCTGCAAGCTGCTCAGTTCCAGAACCAGGCACTGGGTCAGGCTGCCGCTTTGGACCAGTCACGCATGGGCGCACAGAACGCGGCCATGGGTCAGCAATTCAACCTCAACCAGCAGTATGCGAACGCGCAGAACCAGCTGCGCCAGCAAGCGATTGCCGAGCAGATGCAACGCCGCGGCATGTCGCTGAACGAGATGAACGCATTGCTCTCTGGCCAGCAAGTCAACATGCCTCAGATGCCTTCATTCAGCCAGTCAGGCATTGCCCAAACGCCCAACATCCTGGGCGCCACGCAAATGGGCTACGACGCTGCCCTGGGCGCGGCAAATGCGCAGAACGCGGCTTCCGGCAACTTGCTCAGCGCAGGTGCGCAGCTGGGCTCCGCGTTCTTGTTCTCTGACCGTCGCTTGAAGTCAAACATCAAGCGCGTTGGCACTCACGCAATTGGCGTGGGCATTTACGAGTACACAATGATGGGAATGCCACAACGCGGTGTGATTGCCCAAGAGGTTGAAGCGGTGCGTCCTGACCTGGTCAAGCGCCACGCGAACGGTTATTTGATGGTGAATTACGGAGGCCTGCAATGAACGACGAAATGATGTTTGAGTACTTGGTCCAGATGGGCCAGATGCGCCCAGAGGAAGCCGAGCTCAAGAAAAAGCAGGCCATGGTCGATGCATTGCGTCAAAACGCGATGGCGCCCATGCAAGGCCAGATGGTGGGCAACCATTACGTCGCGCCTGGTATTGGCCAGGCGATCGCTCAGCTGGGCCAGGGCTACCTTGCCGGTCAACAGCAAAAGGGCGTCGATGCCGGCTTGCGCAGCATGAACGCCAACCAGGCAATGGCATTGCAGCAGATGCGTGAGCGCCTGCGCCGCAAGCAAATGGGCCTGACTGGCGACGGCACGATGGACACCGGGGACTACAACTTCCCTATGCCTAACTCGGGGTACTAATCATGGCCATTAACCTCTTTGACCCCGAAGAGGAGCAACCGTCCTACGGACTCCTTAAAAAAGCTAAGGCCAAGATCTCGGCCGGCGGTACGTTGTCCAACAACGTGCCGGCTGGCGGCACCATGCTGCCCAATTCGATGCGGCAGCGCTTGGGCAAGATCTACTCGGACCTTGACGCCCTGGAAGCTCAAGAGCCCGACATGTCTGCAATGCAAGGCTATGCAAAGCGCCAGGGTGAGCTTGGTCAAACGTCGATGCTGAACGCGTTGGCTGCTCAATTTGCCGGCGAGCAATTCCAACCTGCTCAGGAGCAATTCCTCAAGCAGGCAGCAATCGCGCAACAACCGATGAAGATTGGCGGGGGCGTTCTCACGCCCGATGGCCAGTACGTTAAAGACCCATTTGCACAACGTGATGCGCGTCGTGCCGCCCTCGAGCGTCAAGCGCTTAGCGTTGAAAAGATGATCACCGATCAGGAACGCCTCGCGACCGCTCGCGACGACAAGCTAAGCCAGCAGGCGTTTATGAACGGCATTGCTGCAATGAATGCGCAGACCGCTCGCATGAACGCAGGCAACGTGCAAAACAACCGTAACTTCACGGTTGAAGACCGCATGGCCGATGATTTCGATAAGGCCATCAAAAACGACAAGATCATCGTCAACGCGTTTGAGAATTTGAGGAACACACCCGCGTCGGCTGCGGGTGACATTTCGTTCATCTTCCAGTACATGAAGATGCTCGATCCTGGCAGCGTGGTGCGCGAGGGTGAATTTGCCACGGCACAGAACGCCACAGGTGTGCCCGAGCAGATCCAAAACCTTTACAACCGCGCATTGTCTGGTCAGCGACTCAACCAACGCCAGCGCGAGGACTTCCTGAGCACCGCTAACCAGCTGGCCACGGTCGCAGGCCGGCGCATCGACAACGTGCGTTCCGAAATTGTTGACAAGGCAAAGCGCCGCGGCGTGAGCGTTGAAAACATTGTGGGCGGCGGTGGTCAAGACAGCGATCCATTAGGTTTGCGGAGGAGATGATGGAAAAGATCAAGCTCTCCTCTATCCGCAACACCTTCCCGATGTATTCGGACTTGTCCGATGATCAGCTGCTGATCGCGTTGCGCAAGAAGTACTACAGCGACATTCCTCCATCGAAGTTCTACAGCAACATCGATTACGACACCCAGCGCATGGACCCCACTGAGGGCATGAGCAAGACCGACAAAGTGCTTGCCAATATCGGCGCTGGTATGTCTGACCTGGCTGTCGGAGCTCGCAATCTGTGGACTGACATGACCGGTTCCGACGCTGAGAAGGCGGCGATGAAGCAGGAGGTTGAACAGAAGCGAGCTCTCGACAAGAAACTTGCTGACGCTACCACGGGGGGAACGGCGTTGCAGGTCGCGGGCGGTATTGTTCCCACCTTAGCCATTCCGGCCGGCGGTTTTGTGAACACTGCCCGTGCAACTGGTGGGGTGCTGATGAACGCGCTGCGTGCAGCTCGAGGCGCCCAGACAGTGGCGCCAACGGCAGCCAGGGCAGGCGTGGGCAGTGGTGCCCTGGTGGCCGATTCCATGCTTGCCGGCGGTACTTACGGCGCGCTGACACCCGTGGGCGAGAACGACAGTCGCGCTTTCAACATGGCCTTGGGTACGGCAGCCGGCGCTGCGTTGCCACTGGCTTTGGCGGGTGCAAACCAGCTGCGCCGCGTGACCACCAACAAGGGCGGTATTGAGCGAGCAAGTGAGGAAGTGGCTGCCGAGCTGACGCCTAAAAACCTCCAGCCTGCGCAGCAGGAAACCGTACTGCGTCAGACGATCGAGCGCCTCAAAGGCCAGACAGCACCTCCCAAGGCTGGTGCTGTAGACATTCCGCTTTCAACCGCTGCGCGTCTGAGTGATGCGGACCTTGCCCGCCTTGAGGCCGGCAGCCGTGCCCGTAATGGCGCGAATTGGTACGACTTCGACCAAGGCCAAGC